TAGAGAATAACTCCAAACTCTTTGTTTCTCTGTTCAACTAAAGCAAGTAGCTTAGATCGTTCCGCTTCCCAAATATCTTTTAACTCTTTAGTTTTTACTGTGGGTGCATCATCAATAATACGTTTAATTTTACCTGTCGGTGTTTGTAATGCCTTTGTTTTTGGTCTGCTTTGTGCATCTTTAGGTGTAAACAAACCTCCTGTCGGTAGCTTTAAATCTGTAGTTATAGGAGCGGTAGTCCTTTCGCTAGATTTACTTTTAAGTTCCTTACCACTTTCCACGTCAGGAGTTTCAAAAGATTTGTTTTTAATTTCGTCTAATTCATCTTCCTTACCCAGTAAGTCCAACATTGTCTCCAGGTCATCAGCTTCTTCGTCAAACCCAGTACCCTTAAACTCTAGTTCGTTTGCCTCTAAAAACTCTTCTATCTGTTCTGGAGTAGCATTAGGATTAGCAGCTTTAAAAGTTTTAACTAACAGTTCCGTGTACAATTTTTGTATTTTATTCTTAATCTTTTCAAGTTCCATGTCGTAACTTGTGTCGGCAAAAGCTGCTTCTATAGTTAACATTACTCAGTCCTAACACCGTTACCTCGACTTTCGTGTTCCTTAACCCATCTGGAGTGGGCAGCAGTAAAGTCAGGGTTTGATCCATCCAGTAAAATAGCAGGAGCCGATACAGTTAAGGTTGATTTACTACCACATTTAACACATTCCGTTTTCTTTTTACGTTCGCACATACAACGCCATTCGGTTTGAATATGTTCACAAGAGGTGCACCTGTAGTTATAATTAGGCATGTAAACTCCTTAGTTAAGTAGTGGGGAGGCCTGTATTATTAAGACCTCCCCTATGTTACTTAGGCGGCGGGAACAGCAATCGCAACACCAGCAGTATCGCGAAGTTCACCTACACCATACAGGGTATCAGCGGTGAAGAGATCACCAAGATATTCCTGCTTGTATTGGGTCTGAGAACGCACACCCATTTGCTCAACCAGAGCAAGAGCGTCTTTGTGCATCATCACACCAAAGCGAACAGCAACGGAGTTCGTCGTTGTTCCTGATGGGCAGTTACTAGAAACAAATACGTCCATGCCGTAGATGCTACCAATTTTACCCGTCTTGATTGCATCACCGTCACCAATGAACTGTTGCTCAGTGAAACGGTTAATACCAAGCATATCGTTGGCTGCAACCGGAGGAATAACCATGACACGATTATCCATCGGAACATCGGCATTATCCAGAAGAAGAATCATCTTCCGAATACCAGCGTCTGCAATATCGGCAGCGTTAGACGTACCACCTACAAAGTCCGTAGTACCATCACTACCAATCTTTGCTTTTTCAAATAGTGACGTACCTGAACCACCTACGGTTCCACCTTGAAGACCTTCAATCAAAGTGAACAAGTCCGTATCTACTTGCGTAGCGAGTGCATACCCAGCATCGTCGGTGTAAAACCGGCGAAGCGATTGGAGGGCCTGAACTTCAACAATGTCTTCAATGACTACGGAATATTCGTAGTGCTTATTGATGGACAGTTGAACTTCATTATGCGTATCACCTTGCAGCGTAACTTGCGTGTTTGCTGCTTTAGCGTTAGCGGAACCACGTACTGGCGCAGGAATGTGAATCGTGTCACCTTTCTTACCAGCGTGATTAATTTTAGTAACGACATTACCCAGGACAAGATTTTTCTTGTACCCTGCAATAACCTCGTCTGACCACAACTCAGGAATAAATTTCGCTGCCGTTGTCGTAGTCTGTTGTGCAGTACCCAAAGCCATTTTATTTCTCCTTTAGCTCTTTATAGGTTATTTGACTCTACCTTCCGCATAAGCCTCTAGGATTTCATCTTGGAGTGCTTCATAACGAGAAGGTTGTGTTGTTTTAAGTCTGATTAGATCAGCCCTACGGTAGATTTTTTTACCGGATGTAGATTCAGAGTTAGTTTTAGATACACCCTTTCCTGCCTTCATGGCTTGTTGTCGTTGATCTGCTTTAGCTGCCTCTACTTCGCTCGTATTATTAATTAGGGACCGCTCTTTCCAATTATCCATAAGTTCCATAGCGGCATCTAAATTATAATTATGAGCAGCAACAAACAAATTTTGTCGGATGTTACTTCCCTGAACCCACTCCTGAAATTTAGAATCTGCTACGATATCCAAATAATCAGGATGCGCCTGTTTCAGTCGTTGAGTTGTAACTTCTGCCACCTGGGCTTTCTGTTGCTCCTCGAACTGACGGAACTTTGGATGATTTTCGATGGCCTTGTTGACTGCTTTATCGGGGTCATCGAAAAAATCTAACTCCTCTGTAGACGCTTCTTCTGTTCCGTTATGTTGTGCGGTAACTTGTTGCTGAAGAATATTATCGGTCAGCTTACGAAGTTCTCCTAGTTCTTGACCTTTTCTCCCAAGTTCTTTTTCAAGGTTTTCGTATGAAGAAAGGATGTCCTCCATCGACTTACCCTGAAACTTTGTAGGCACTTCCATTGCTTGTTCTTCTTGAGGTTGTTCCATTTCGGATAGGGCCTCTTCGACATTCGCATATTGTGCCGCTTCTTCAGGAGTTTCTTTATTTTCTTCTACAACAATACTATCCATATTACCGATCCTCCGTCCCTTATAAAGATTGTGGAGATTAAATTATGTTGGGATTAGACATCTAACTCTAATTGATCCAACGCTAGTTTGGTGGTTTCCTCTAAATTAATAATCATATTTAGCATGTCCACCTGGCCCTTCCTAAGAAAAAGGGTCTTTTCGTCATTTATCGTTTTAATGTCCTCTAGTGATTCTGCCATGTTTGTTAATTCATTTGTGAAGGTTAACCAAGCATCATTAGAAAACAAATTTAAACGATCTTCAAGAATTTTTTTATCGTCCATTTACTTTTTTTTCTTGCCGTAAACTCGTCGTTTATTGGCAGTACTTTTTGATTTACTTTTTGGTTTCGAATACATTTTACTACCCTCCGCTGGTTTGTTGCGCCCTTGCCTTCGCAAGATTAAGGACTGTCTCTGATTGTAAATGTTCTATTTCTGGATAATTCCTCATCGTTTCGGACTGAACATTTTGAGTCTCGACACGGAGTTTTTCAATACGGGCCATCTTCTCCGCAAGTTCTATTTGTAGTTTAGCCACGTCAATTTCGGTATTGTCTTCTTGAGCTTCGGCCTGAAGTTTAGCTGCATGAGCCATGTCCTTCATCGCACCGGCCTTCATTTCCTCAATTTCCATTTGCAATTTCATTAGTTGTAATTGCTGAACCATTTGTTGGATTTGTTGTTGTTGAGGATCGGGCTGCATTGTTTGAGACAAAGCCACCTTCATCTCGTCCCTATTTGGAACGGAACTATTTTCAAAGATGGACATAAGAAGCATGGAGTGTGGAGGAGTTCCCGGTTGTGTCATGGACATTAATTGAACCAACTGAGTCATTTCTAATTCTTTTGCCATAATACCCATAGAAGAGTATGCTTTAAATCTATAGTCCCCTGCTGGATAACGAGTGGGATCGAATTGAATATATCGCCATACAGCTTTTTCAATTAAAGGAATTAAAAAGTTTTCTTGAAAATTCATTATGGTTCGCTTTTGGCGTTTAATGGAAGCGGCCTGTAGCATAGACATCCCGGAAGCCGTAGAGTTTCTAGGGTTAGAAAAGTTACTGTTGGCTCCGTCCATAGCCCCTGTACCCATTTGAACCATTCTTTCTAGTTCAGCACTCTCCGTAAACGTAGAGTTGGCTACGTTACCAAAGTTTAAGGGGAACAAGGTTGACCGAGGATCACCGTTTGTAAGGATTGTCTTACCGGCCTTAACCTCAAACTTGACTCCCCTAGGGAGGCGGGTAGCGTCTACACCCATCATAGGATGTGTCGTAAGGGCTAGGGCATCAATCCTTGCTCTAAGCTCTGCATCGAGAGCCTTTTGAGGATTGTAGCCTTTCTCTGCCACACCACGCCCCCAAAACTTGTTGGGAACTCTGTCTAGCTGGAAGGACACAAAGGGACGATCTTCCATTAAGTACGGATTTTCAGCGGCTTTAAGTACTACAGAGTCGTTGGCAATAACTACAACTGCTTCTACTAACTCATCGTCCTCGTACTCAAACTCCTCGTACATACTATCATTACGATTTACAAGGTATTTTTTCGGAACCCTTCCCCAATACTCAACAATTTTAACTTTGTCCATATCTGAGTATTCGCCAGTAGATTCCTCGTTAAACCCTAAGTCTATTTTGTCATAACTTCCTAAGGGTTTATCTTCATAAATACCTTCTTTTATTC